CTATGTGATGAAGCTGGAAATCCTGTAGATTTAAAAGGAAATCTTCTTGATAAAACTAAACCTAAATTATTTGTCAAAACTATTTCTATAGAATCTGCTCCTGTTACAAAAACTAGGTTAGTTAAAACAGGGAAGATGGTTAAAGTTAAAGATGCTGGGGATATTTATGGTATTAGGTATGAGGAAGCCTTAGCCCTAGAGTGTGCCCTAATACGCAGAAAATTGAAAAAACTGGGAGTTTAATTGTGGCTTCTTCAATAGCTCAAAGAGTTAAACAATTCTTTAGTGGTACAAAGAATAGGGATGTACGGGATAAGTTATATGATGTATTATCAGCAGCAGATTGGAATGATGTATTAAAAAGTTCCCCCGATAATACTGCGGCAATGAATACTGCACTTAATATATTAGGTACAGATACTTCAAAGTATTATGTTATCAGAGTACCTTATGGTTATGTATTTAATACTTCTTTATTGTCTATTCCTGTTAATGTAGTTCTAGTAGATGAAAGTCGTAAAGGTGTTGTTAAGGTAATAACAAACGCAAGAAATGCTACAGGTACTATAGTAGATGGCGGCCTTGTTATTAAATCTTTAGGTATTTCTGGTGTTCTGATAAGAGCACACGATTCAGGTGTTACAGGTGCTCCTTATTTAGAATTTAGGAATGAAGATACAGGAACAATAGCAGGACTATCCACTGGTTTTATTAAGCTAGAGCAGTATATGGATATAACTGAAATGACAACTCCTGCGGCACCAGCAGCAAATACAGCTAGACTATTCACCAAAGATAATGGCTCAGGTAAGACACAATTATGTGTTAGGTTTAATACTGGAGCTGTGCAAGTTTTATCAACCGAACCCTAGGAGGGTTATATGCATAATCAAGTCTTACTCGGTATTTTTCGTCACGTACTTACAGCAGGTGGAGGCGTAATTGCTACTAAGTATGGAGTTGATGGACAAACTATTGAAGCTGTTGGTGGTGGAGTGTTAGCACTAGCTGGCTTCTTGTTATCTGTCTTAGATAAAAAATCTAGCAAATAAGGATATATCATGCAGTTAGTGTTTAGAGCTAATTTGGGTGCAACAGCATTTCCTTTCTTATCTAGTAACTCTGGTAGGGGAATTGTTCTACGTCAATTTGACCAGAACTTTATTGATAATATAACTTCAAGAGAGGATTTAGATAGGGATGTTGGAGTACCTCAAGCCTACTATTTAGAGAATGTATTACCTGCTGAACAAGGTTTAATAAGCGTGGGATACACTAGGAAAGTAGCACCTCTAAACACTACTGAATCTTTATTTAAAAAGAGATTTAGTATAAGAAATGAGAGCGGCGCCAGAGCTTTACTAGGCTTAACTTCTGATGGGCGTTTATTTAGTGCAACATTTCCCTTATTCACTTGGGTTGAGGTAGCATTACCTGTAACACTTGATACTAAGGAAATGTATGTAGCTAATGTGGGCGGCATTACTTATATCTATATAGAAAAAACAGGTTGCTACATTTATGATATAGCAACTAATATTTTAGCTTCAGTAACTTTAACAGGGCTAACTGAATCAGAAATTGTAGGCGTATGTGGAGCTAAAGGATATTTAATAGCTTGGTCAGCTTCTGAAGTAGCTTGGTCAAGTACGATTGACCCAACAGATTTTGTTCCAAGTTTAACAACAAATGCAGGTGGTGGAGGTGTTGAAGGAAAATTAGGTGAGATAACTTTCTGTGCTCCACATAATTTAGGATTCATAGTATATACTACAGCTAATGCAGTTGCAGCAGAGTATTCAGGAAATCCTAGATTTCCATTTAATTTTAATGCTATATCAGGAAGTGGTGGATGCTTAAATCAGGATTTCTTAGCTTCTGATGCTACTGAAGGAAATCATTGGATTTATGGTACTTCTGGATTGCAGATAGTCAATACTAAAGTTGCCAACGTTCAATTTCCTGCTATCACTGATTTTATAAGTAATAGAACAATAGAGTATTACGATAAGATAACTAAAGTTATCACAAGAAAAACAATAGCAGCACCGATGGTGCGTAAGATAAATTTAATAAACAATCGTTATTTAGTTGTTTCTTATGGGGAAACTGAGCTAACTCATGCAATTGTTTATGACACCGCACTTAAAAGATTTGGTAAATTAGCTTCTCCTCATGTAGATTGTTTCACTTGGGATTATGAGGAAGATAGAGATAATGCCAAAGAATCTATAGGCTTGCTTAAAAAGGATGGCAGTGTATTAGTAGCTAATACAAAAGAGAGCGGACAATTAGGTGAGGGTGTTTTAATACTTGGTAAATTCCAGCACCAAAGAACTAGATTAATTCAATTGCAAATGGTTGATGCAGAGAATATCAATGAGGGAGATAATTTTACTCTTACAGGTTTATTTTCCTTAGAAGGTAAAGCAGTTAGTAATACAGTTACTGGGTATAAATTGTATCAATCAGGATTACTTTGTAGACATGCTTTTAATTCGGTAGGTATAAATTTCTCTCTACTGTTTGAAGGTACTTTCAATCTTTGTTCAATTGTAATATATTACAATAATCATGGGAGGAGATAATGCCTCTTTTATCAATAAATTTAGGCCTACCCTCGCAGCCAACAATAACTGACCCTCAAATGTATAATGAATTTTTGAGGGTATATAATGCAATAAATAATCTAGCCCTTGCTATAGATTTATACACAGGCGGCCTTCCTATAGATGAAACCTCTATAGCATTCAATTCAATAAAGGAAGGTTATAGGGTACAAAATATAAGTAAGATATATTTAAAGGCTACAGAAGCTATAGCCTTTGGTGCTATGGTATCTATATCAGGCACTTTTGAGAATAAAATAATAGTTAAAAACTCTGTAGATTTAAACCCAGAACCCTGCATTGGTTATTGTTCTCAGGAAAGTGGAGTAGCTAGTGGGGAATTTGGTGAATTTACTTTAGGGCCAAGTTTACACCCTTTCTTTAGTGGATTAGTTCCTGGAAGTAAATATTATGTTTCAGGTACGGCAGGGTTAGTAACTCCTGCTGCGCCCTCAGGTTCAGGTAGATTATTACAATTTTTAGGTATAGCATTATCAGACACAGCACTACTTTTTCAACCAGATATTGTAGGTGCTGTTGTTATTCCATAGGAGCATTGAAATGAAGATTACAGAAAACTTTACTTGGGATGAAGTTACAGTTTCAGGCATGGCTGAGAGGCATGGAATACCTAACGTGCCTCCACCTTATTTAATTCCTGCTATTAAAAATACAGCAGCTAAAATGGAGTTAGTTCGTGCTATATTAGATAATAAGCCAATAACTGTTAATTCTTGGTATAGGAGTTATACAGTTAATAAACTTGTCGGAAGTACTAATAGTAAATCACAGCATACTAAAGGAGAAGCAGTAGATTTTGTTTGCTCTCGTTTTGGCAGCCCTAAAGACCTATGCTTTAGACTTCTTGATAATATAGATAAGTTAGATTTTGACCAAATGATTTTAGAACATTCTTGGGTTCACATATCGTGGAAAGCCGACCCCAACTATAAGAATAGGCGCCAAGTGCTAACATTATTAAAGAATAAGAAATATGCTGTTGGCTTAACTAATTTAGTTGGAGAACCTTATGAAAGAAAATGAGGAAGATGTAGAAGATAAGAAAGATAGTAATGATAAAAAGAAGTGCTCACTATTTTCTATACTTGCAAGTGTTGATGCTGCCTATGTTCTATTTGCAGTAACAGCGCTTTACAGTCTAGTTAAATGGACTTCTGTTAATGAGCAAGATATAAGTAAGCACGAATTAAGAATTGCTGCTATAGAGAAGCAGCAAAAAGTTGATGATGCGTCTAGGCAAGAGATAAATAAAAAACTGGATAAAGTTTTATTTTATATCTACACTGGAACTAAACCACAAAATACTGTAGAATAGTTAGGAGGTTGTATGGGAGCAGGTATTAAAAAAGCGCAACCTAATCCAGTAGAGGATATATTAAAACTGGTTCAGGGTGGGCGCTCATTATTTTTAGGTAATAAAGGTAGCACTACCACTCAGACAAATACTATATCTAATGAGGGTGCCCAGAAGTTATTAAATAATATATTATCTAACACCCAAGGTTTGGGTGCATTAACTCAAGGCCAAAGAAGTGCTGGGCTTTATAATAGCACCACAAGTCAATTGTTATCAAGTGACTTATTAGCAAGGGCTGCGGCAGAAGTTGAAGCAAGAAATTCTACTACTAGACAAACTACAGGTATTACGGCACCTGAAATAAATCCTTTGGCAGGAATTGCTACTATATTAGGTGCTCAAGTTTTAGGGCCAACAATTAAAGAAGGTATAGCTAAAACAGGTGTAAGTAATATAGGAGAAACAATAAAAAATGCTGTATTTTCTCCTTCTACCAAAGATTTAATATCTATGGGCGCGGGTGAGGGAATAGATAACTCAGGCGTAACTGATGCTATTTTTGGTGGCGGAGTTAATCCAATAACTCAAGCAATTCAAGGTATTTCAGGAGCAATAACTACTTCACCCTTAGGTGAGTTGGGAAAAAGTTTAGGAAGCTTAATACCTGATTTTGGTGGAAGTTTAATTGATAGTGGTTTAATTGATGCTGCTAATGCAAGTGCTGACCCTATAGCTTCTTTATTTGATGCTGGAGGATTAGAAGGCGGGGTAACAGGTAGTGTGCCTGTTATTGGCCCAACAATTAAATTACTTAGTGGTGACCCTAAAGGTGCTGCAGGAACGGCAGCAGGTGGAGCAATTGGCGGAGCAATAGGTAATGCCATATTCCCTGGCGTAGGTGGAGCTATTGGAACTGTTATAGGTTCTTTTGTGGGAGGAAGTTGCTTTATAACAACTGCTGTTTGCCGTAAGTTAAATTTACCTGATGACTGTGAGCAATTAACAACTCTACGCAATTTCAGAGATACTTACATGAAGTATTCTCCTGAAAGGGAAGAATTAGTTGCACAGTATTATAGAGAAGCTCCAGCCATTGTAGAGAAATTAGATAAGCTCCCTCCCGAGATTATGAAAATAGCTTATGATAAATTAGAAAAAGAGATTAACTTAGCAGTTGCTTTAATTAAGCAGGGTCGACTTGAGACTGCTATGCATGTATACCAAGAGTTATTTAACTACGCTAAAGTAATTGTAAGGGGAGCAATTGATGGACCTTAATAGTATACTGCAAACAATAAATAATTTTAACTCAACAATAGGACAAAGCCGCCAAGCCCTTACTGAGCAAAGCGGCGCATTAAATGAAATAAATCAAGGACGTATTGCAGCTACTGTTAAACAAGGAGATAATTCTGCTCTTATTAAAGAGCAGGAACTTCTACAAAAACAACAAGCTGAAGCGAATGCTAGTGCTATTGTAGAAGCCCTTGGTGGTAATCCTTCTTCAACAGGTAACTTGATTATACCTGCTGCAAGTAATTATGCACAAGCTAGAGTAGAAGCACAGAAATCTTTAGATAAAATAACTGAATTAGAAAATGCAAGTTTATTGGAAAATCCCTTGGGCTATATTATGGCCCAGTTCCAATTATCTAGTGAAGTTAAGAAATATAATTCACTTGTCGATAAGATGGATTTTGAGAAGTCTGGTGTTCAAGAGATTAGTGCTATGGCTAACAATGCTGCCATATCTCAGAAAGCTGTGCAGAAAACAGTTAATGATGCAACTATAAAAGCTGAGGTTGAAAACACTAAACTTGCTGCTACTTTGGTAGCTAATGCATTAGAGGCTGATGCTATTAAAAATAATATGCAAGCTGTAGTCACTGCTCTTGAATTAGATAGCAAATCTTTAGATTCTCTAGTTAGAGCTAAATCCTTGATAAATCAAGAACAGGAAGTAGCACTAAGACAAGAGCAGGCTGCTCAGAGTAGGAGAGAAGCTAACTTGCGTATGAGGGAGCTTGAAGATAAGAAAGCAGAGGATGAAGAGTTTTTAAATACTGTTAATAGAGGTCTGGCTGCTTTAGGTAAACAACCAGTTAATTTTGCTACAGTAAAAAATATGGCAAAATTAGCTAAGGGGCAGGAAGATATATCTACATGGTTTGAAATAGGCTCCTCTTCGCTAAATAATAGAGTACAATTGGCGTCGGCTCCTTTAGATTCTTTAAATGTTATCGCTAAGTATTCTGCACAAGTTCCTGCACCAGAGAAACAAGTAGTAGGTTTTGTAAGTTCTGTGGGTGAGCAAGTTAGGAAAGGCTTAGAAGCTAAAGGTTATGACCAGAAAACTTTAGCAAAAGAGGTTAATAAGAAAATAGTTTCTAGTGCTGAAAGCCAATTAAAGAATGTTGACCCTACAGCTAGTAATAACATATATGCACCTCCTTCATTGAATACTGTAGGACAAAGTAAAGCTGTTCAGGAATCTAAATTATGGAGAGAAGCTTTAGCTCCCATTGCTGACACTAAAGATGCCGTACCATTTAATAATGATGTTATTGTATCTACAGCAATTGCAGCATTTAAGAAAGGTAAGATTTCTTATAACGAACTAAATGAAGGTTTAGGGACTATTTATAATGCTGCCAAGGAAATTAACAATGCAAGTAAAAACTACACTAAATATGCACTTCCCGAAATGAGCAGTTTTAATACTGAAATGCCGCTAATAAATACATTTAATTTTAACACGACCAAGAGTTTGGGTGCATTAGCTTATAGCGGTGCTGGATTTGTTGAGCAAGATTTGCCTCAGTTCACAGGGAAACAGCTAGTAAATATGTCAGATTCTAAATCTAGGGAATTGTACTTAAACAAGTATCTTGCAGCTACTAAGTCTCAAGGCGATGTATTTAAAAATAAATTTATATATAGCAATCCTAATTAGGAGTTTCTGATGGCTGGGCTAAAATTCTTTGATGACAATAAGCAAGAAGTTGGAGATGCTCCAGACTATTTCTATGCTTTAGATTCCCATAACTATGGTAATGGGAATTATGCTATTACTGATACTGAAACTTGGGGAGATAAGATAGGTAATGCAGGCAAGTTATTAGTTACTTCTTTAGCCAGTGGAGGTGCTTCATTCTATAATACCGCTGTATCCTATGGTAACTTCTTTGGTGCAGATTTAAAAGAAGTTGATTTAGCAGCCAAGCTAATGGAATACGATGATGACCTGGGTAAGTATTATGAAGAAAACAAAGAAACAGCAGACGCTCTTGGATTTGTTGTAAGTTCTTTTATTCCTGGGTTAGCTGGAGTTAAATTACTTAACTCCAGTGCTAGGATTTTAAAAGCTTCAGAAACAGGTATTATAGGTAATTCTTTATCTAAAAGTACGGGATTACTTTCTCCTACAATAGATAAGTATATTGCTGCCGCCGCTACTGATATAGCACAAGGGCGCAATGCTATATCTTTAATCAATGCCAATACAGTTAAAGCTTTAGGTGCTGGATTTGGGCAAGCTGCTTTAGAATCAACAGCCTTTGAATTAGCAGTTGCTGCCACTCTTTATAAATCCCCCATATTAGAAAACTCTGAAATAGGTGATATTGCCTCCAATATATTAACAGGTACTCTATTAGGTGGAGGTATATTTGGTGCATTCTCTTCTGCAAAAATATATGGTTCTTTACGTAAATTGCAGAATGCTGAAGATTTAGTTGAAAGACCTTTTACTGCAATTACTCCAACAACTGGATTAAACACTAGCGATTCTATTATCCAAAGAGCTTTGGATAAAGATGCTTTGCCTAGTGTATTACCTGGAACTGATAGTGCAATTAAATTAGAAGGGCTTAAAGAAGCTAAATTAAGTAAGCTAAATTCTCTGATGCGTTTAGATATGCAGAAGTTGGCATCCGATGATGCTGATTTAGTTAACTTAATTGCTGATAGGTTTGTTAATCTTCCAGGACAAAAAGTACAAGAAGCTTTCTTAGGTGTAGATTCCATAGGAAGGCTAAGTTCTAAATTGCCTGTTGACCCTAAATTAGCTGCAACAAAAGTTAAGGGATTAATATCTGTATATGGAGACGATGCTGGGGAACTTAGATTTGAGAAGCCTAAATTATCTACATTAGCAGATAATTTTAAAACTCCTAAAGAGATTGACACTTTTGTAAGTAAGCAAAAATTCAGGGCAAAAGAGAGCATTGATTTGGCAACAAAGATGGATGATTTAAAATATGTTGAAGCAAGGTACATATTTGCAAATAAATTAACAGATTTGCCCAAAGATTTACTTATTAAAGAGAATGACATTCCTTTCTTAGAAGCTGCTTATAGACTTGGCAAAGAGAATGTACGTATTTTAGGTAAGGATGGTTATGAGTACGTTGTAGGTAACACAGATGACTTACTTAAAGTTATTCAATTATCTAAAGAAGAGTTAGCTTATAAAGCTGTTAAATCACTTAAGAGTACTGAAGAAGCCGCTTTCTTAACTAATACTAAAGTATCTTATCTTGAGAATCAAAGAAGTACTAATGTATTTGAAGATATATTTGCTAAACAAGCTGATGACATTAAGATACAGAAAGAGACTGGTAAGGTTGTTGATACCTTCTATGCTCCTAAATATATGCAAGCTGTTTATGATACATCCAAAATACAGCTGGCTTCAAAGTTTGAAATGGATGCAATAGCTTTATTTGAGTCTGAATATAAGCTATATAAACAAGGTGTTGATAATGTAATAGCTAGTGCTGTAGAACCTGAATTGTATAACCTATTGCCTGATGCTCCTGTTGATTTATTATCAAGAGCGACTACGGAAGGTGCTGGCTCTGGATTAGTTACTTCAGCTAATGGTAATTATGGAAGTGCTGCTTCATTCTTTGAAGGCGTTGGTAAGGTAGCTGCTAAAGTTATTCAATCTTTCAGGAATAGAAGTAAAGAGTTTATAGAGAGCGCAGCAGTTAGGCTATCTTCAGACCCTGAAGCTGCTATATTATTCCAGAAAATAAATGATAAAGTAGCTTCAACAGCAGAACCTTATGTTTTAGAATATGTAGAGAAGAGCGATTCTTATAGGCTTATCAGTAAGAAAGTTAAGGAATATAGGGATGCAATTGCTAAAGGTGAAAAGGGGTTGGAGTATCCTAAGTTAGCAGAAGGTGCTGATGAACTTATTGATATACCAAATGAAAAGACTGCTGAATTTATTAAGGCTTACATAGAAGGTAATGGAGATTGGGTTACTAGAGAAACTAATTTAAGGAACGCACAGAAGTATACATCCGCTAAAGCTGCGGATGAATTTTACCCTGTAAGAGCTAATACTAGAGATTATCAACATTATGTATTTGTTGTGGATGGTAGTGTGAGTGGTGCTGGGCACGTTAGTATGATTCATGCTGCCAGTGCTACTGAGTTAAAAGAATTAGTATCTAGGGCGCAGCAATTGCCTGCTAAGTATAAGATTATTGATAAAGATGCTGGAGAGTTATTTAAGAAAGCTTCTAAGGAATATGAATATGAAAGGACTTTGAATAGTAACTATATTGATGCAGACTTAAACCGTAAAGGTATAAATTCTAATTTCTTTTTAAAGACTAATCCAGAAAAGATAACTCAAGATGTTATTGAGTCTATGCTTAACAGGGAATCTGTTCTTGCTAGGGAATACATATTTGCTAAATATGAAAAAGAATTTGCCCAGCTTAAACAACTTGGCGATGAATACAGTAAATTTGAGAACTCTAAGTATGGAACAATAAAAGATAAGTTAACTTCTCGTGCGCCCAATCCTTACACAGATTATATCAAGACTGCTTTAAATGTAAGTAAAGGTCAAGAATACCCATATCTTACTGGCTTAAACCAGTTATTGGATAGTGCTGTTAGTAGAGCATATAGGAATATACAGGAGTTAACCAATACTGCGGCAAATCCTGCTGAGTTAGAGAGTGTTAACAAAGCATTGGATAAGTTGGGTATTGATTCTGGATATAAGAGTGCTGCTGAATACTTTTATGCTAACCATCCTGCGCCGAAAGGTGTATTAAGTTCTTTTGTTAGAACTGCTCATGCAGTCATTGCTAACTTAACTCTTAACTTTGACCCATTAAATGCTGTAGCAAACATGATAAATAGTAATGTGCTTTTGGGTACTGAAACTAAATATCTGCTGCGTCAAATAAAAGGAGCAAATCCTGAAGCTGCTGGTGAATTAAGTAAGTTAATATCTTTAGATATTCCTGAAGTTAATGCTAAACTGGGTTCTGCTTTTAAACTTATAGGAAATGCTTATAAAGAATTTTTCGGCCCAAATAAAGAAGCTCTAATATCTAAGTATAAGAAAGCTGGATTTATATCTGATGAAGCTGAGAGGATGCATTCTATATTGGATGACTTTACTTTACAAGGTACTGAGAGTGCTGAGTTATTGGAAGCTAAGAAAAATTCAGGATTCAAGAAATTTAAAGACTTTTCTAAATCACTTGCCATTAAAGGAACTAAATATACAGGTAACGAATTTGCTGAACAATTAAACAGATTTGTAGCTGCTAATGTTATGGAACAGATAACGGATTTAGCACTAAAGTATGGCGTGCTCAAAAATGAGAAGGAAGCCTTTGCGTATGTAAATACTTTTGTTAATAGGACACAAGGTAATTATCTAGCTGCACAACGGCCCCAGATATTCCAAGGACCTATTGGACAATCTATTGGATTGTTTCAAACATACATGTTTAACATGATGCAGCAAATTTTTAGGTATGCGCAAGAGGGTAATGTTAAGGATATAGGTTTATTGCTTGGATTGCAAGGTACATTTAACGGCCTTAATGGCTTACCTGCATTTCAAGCGATTAACACTCATATAATTGGCACTGCTTCTGGTAATACTAATAACAGAGATTTGTACAATTTAACTTACGGGGCGCTAGGCGAAACTGCTGGTAACTTGCTAGTATATGGATTACCTTCCAATATACTACAAACTAATGTCTACTCAAGAGGTGATATTAACCCAAGGAACTTAACCATCGTTCCTGTAAACCCTGCCGATATTCCTATCGTATCTATATTTAGCAAGACTATAGCTAACTCTTATAACACCATAAGGCAAATAACTAATGGTGGAGAAGTTGCAGATAGCTTGTTAATTGCTTTAGAGAATAATGGATTAAATAGACCGCTTGCAGGTCTTGCACAAGTTGCTAGAGGATTTGGAAATGCTGATTCTAAAGTTTATAGCTTAACAGATAAAGGCAACTTATCTTACGCTAATGACTTAGTTTCTTTTTCTAATATATCTAGATTGGCTGGCGGCAAACCATTGGACGAAGCAATAGTTAGAGATAGCGTATACAGGTATGGTGTTTACCAAGCCTATGATACAGCAAATAGAAACGAGTTAGGTAAAGCAGTTAAGACAACCTTACTCGCTGGGGATATTCCAACAGAAGCACAGTTGGAAAATTTTATGCAAGAGTATGTGGCAATAGGAGGTAAGCAAAAAGATTTTAATAAGTGGATTATGGAACTTATGAAGAGTTCTAATACTTCACAAGCTAATGCCATTATTAAAAACTTAAGCTCTCCTTATTCTCAAACTTTACAAACTATTATGGGAGGAGGTGAAGGGGGTGAAAACTATGAAGAATATAACTTACGATAGAAAGTTAGTTAAAGTATTTTTATGCGCTGTTTTCAGTGTTGTGATATTTATTGCATTAAGCCATATTTAAGTTTAAGCCTGGTATATCAAATATACCAGGCTATTTTTGTACCTACTCTTTTGAAGGTTTTAATACTTCTGCTTCATTCAATGCTAACAAAAAATTAGGTTCCCAGTAATCTGGGCCTTTAGTTACTTTGCCCATTCATTCTTAATAGGATTTCCGGCTTTATCAAATTTTGAATAGTTAGAGTTATTAACTTTATGCAATGCTGCAAGACTACTTTCAATTGAACCTGTAAGAAATAATAGTGTACCTAGAGCAGTTACAGTTATATCAGCGGCTGCGTCTATTGCTTCAACAATATGGTCTTGATTTTTAAATTCATAAGTATCTAAGATTTCCTGAACTTGTGTAATGCCTTTAAAGATTGGACGCTCTATTTCTTCTTCTAAATGCAATGATTCTATTAGTTCGCAACATTCCTCTAAAGTACATTTAATAAGCACTCGCACTTTATGTATGTCTGCACCTTGGCCTTGACATAACTCATGCCAATAAAGAACGCTTTCTGCTATCTCAGCAGTTCTAGGTTTTTTATTTAGGGTGTCTGTGTTGTTATCTTGAGAATGAATATCTTTACTCTCCATACTGTTAATGAGAGTATCTAAATAATACATAGCTTTCTTAGCATCTTCCAATCCGTTCTTAAAGAAAATTCTTGTTAAATATTCCCAAGCCCTGCTCCAACAATCTATTTGAAAACTCTTAGGTTTAAGCCCAGGAACATCTGAGTAATGAAAATCTAATTTTTCCAATAGAGCTTCCCTAACATCTATAACTTCCAAGCCAGGTGCTATAACATAATGTACTGGGGAATTTACATTGTCATGTTTAGTATCCATTATCTAATGCTCCTAAAATATACGCTGCGTGAAGTGCTTGTTCTGTGGCATCGTATAAAGCATGGTGTTTAATACCTCCAGATAATTCAGGCTTAACTGATTCGCTTAAATTAGGGAATAATCCTTGTAAAGTTCTAAAGCAACGTTCTTTTCTAAAATTCCAAAAATAAATTATTCCTTCTAATTGGTACGCTCTTTTTAATATAGGAAAATCAAAGCTTGCACCTTTACACCATATTTCAATATCTTCTATTTTAACATCACAAGACATAGCTAATTCTGTTAAGAAGTTATTTAATTGCCTTAATGCGTTATAAATAGATATAACAGTTTCTGGATTGTGAGAAGGGTCTATTTCTTTTCTGACTTCTTCAGATTGACTAGCCCACCACCTTACTGTATCTTCTTCCTCAAAATAATTATCTTGCCCTAAGTATCTATTTATCCTAACATAAAATTCGTGGCCTAATAATTCGTCACCACTAAAAGCTACCGCACCTATACTAACTATCTTACATCCAGGCGTAATGCCTAATGTTTCTATATCAATCATTACACTAATTATTTCGCTCATTTCATTTCCTTAATTTTTCTATTAAATCAATCACAGCTTAAAAAGCAAACTTATGCCACCCCAGTTTGACCTCTAAGGTCTATAAATGTAATCAAGCTATTCTCCAAAATTCTTAATATCAATTCGGTAATATAATACCAATACTCTTAGCTCTTAGTATATCAGTTAACTGTTCACACAAGTGCTGCATACCTAAAGCTAAGAATGGGCCGTCAACAACTATATCACAGTAATGTGCAATTAAAGCAATCTTCTCTTCAATATCTGCCTGGGGTTTTTTACTCAACATTTCAATTAAATCAGGATGTTGTGAAACAGCTTTATTTAATTCTACTAAATACCTATCATACATCTGCACAATCTTATTACCTATCTGAACTTCCGTAAACATTAGTTCCTCTCTTCTTCTGTAAGTAAACTAAAATCCCACATTGCTGATTTACCTAAATCAGCTACAGGACGCACTGGTAAGAATCCCCCATTAACTGCTATAATTTTTTCTGCTCTTTTTAAATTATCTAAGATAGTTCTAAGCTCCATTAAATTTGTTATGTCATTACTAGCTTCTTTCCATATCTTATCAACACTTATGGGAACATAGCTACTCTCAATTAAATCTGCTACAATATTTGTAGATTCTGATATTTTACTTCTACCAAATTCTCCTAAAGCTTTGGGCATATAAATCTCAGCATGTATAAGCATAGTGTTTGCATAAATCACTACATCCTTGCTGATAACTGTTGTGTACCTGGAAGCTGCAACTAGCATACTTAGTTTAAGTAAGTGTTCTAACCTCCTAGAGTTATAATAAGAGAATCGCCTATCATCTATGCCAGGATAAGTTTTGTATATTTTATCCAATAATGTTCTTGCTTCTTCAGTAATGTAAACTTCACCTTGGCATTTAATAGCTATTTCTAAAAGTGCGTTAGACATTTTATCTAACTTGTCTTTCGTGGGTACTTCAGGAAAAGTAATCTTTTGTCTTTCAGGCTTCTGCCTAGCAAATATAAGTAACAATCTGCTAAAGAAACCTTGGTCTAGTAAATCAGGTGGAAAAGCTTTTCTAAAACTTCTAGGAGTATTCCCCCCTAATATTGTTACATAAGAGTTCATAATATCTACAGAACCATTTTGCCTTCTTAGTTTGTATTTAAAATACTGAGGGCAATCCCATAGCTCCCCTAATACTGAAATAAAATCTTCATTATCTCTTCCCATAAAATTATTAAATTCATCGCAAGCAACGAATAGTTTATTGCACTCTTCCATATCATCTTCTAAATCAGCTAACATATTATCACCTGCCAAATCTTCTAAGAATGCTTGGACATTTGTTTTATTAGCTGAGAATTTCCTAAAGCCTGTATTAGCAAGCATATTCTTGCCAATGTTAATAGCTACAGATTTCCTAGTACCTGGGGAACCTATTAACATAGCATATATGCTTGGGTATACAACTTTATGGCCAAAGTTAAAGTAAACATTTCTACCTAACAATGCTGATATTATAGAGAGGCAACACCACCTATGATGTATATTGGGAGATTCAGTATCTCCCACATAATCTAGGTATGCAGAAATGAAATCATCTTGCATATTTCCTCTAGTTGTTATTTCTTATAGATTATGCCTCAGTCTCTGACCATCTATAAGCGCCTTTATTATCTGCACCAGCTTTAAAATCTACAGGCACTCTCAATACTCTAGTAACGCCATCATAGCCTTCAACTGGAACATTTCTTTCCATTGCTTCTTTAACCATATCTAAAATGTAATCATGCCCTTTTCTAAATCTAAAGAATATGGAATCATGTATAGGTGCTATTAGTTTAAAGTGGTCACGGTATTTAGGGTTAATTGAAATGTTTTGGAATATATCAATAAAAGAAGCTTCTAGTATCATAGCATTAAGAGATTGTGGGCAGTGTGCTGCATACATATTTAATGCACGCTTTTCTAAATCTGGGCGGCCAAAGCAATACCTTGTCCATCCTGTAGCACCTACCAATCTTTGGGTAGTAAGCACATCATGTATTACTCCAGGATAATAAACACCCGAAATATCTGGGTAGGTTTTGTGGAACTGTTCTAGTAAGAACTCACAAACTTTCTTTCTTGTCCAATTCTTAGGTAAGCCAAGAAGCCTTGCTGCCTTATCAACATTAGCGCCACCCATTGTAGTTAATAACACGGGCGCAGTCATTACATAGTTAGCTCCATGGTTAACTCTCTTAGCTAAATCTCTTAGCTCCCCCATAAGTTTTTTCTTACTGGCATTATCATATATTTGCTCATAAGGAATACCAAAGAAAGCTGAGGCATTTCTACTATGAAAATCATCCCCCGAGTGTAAGGCTTTAAGTAAGTTTTCATCACCTGAGATATAACCTGTACCAAAACTCTCAGCCATTTTATAATCTGCTTCAGCTAATACAAATTCATCAGGAGCTATGTAACATTGCTTAACTTTATTACCTCTTGGTTGATTTTGTATATTACTTCCACACCAGAAAGCATGTTCACCACTTGCTGACCTTCCAGAATCTGTACCATGAGGATTTACAGAGAATAATAAGGTACCCTTGTATAATTTATCAGTATCAAGATAGGTAGATATTACTTTATTAAGTCCTCTAATCTCTAGTATATCTGAAAGAATAAGTGAAGTAAGAGGGTCTGCCTCACTTGCTCTAACTAAGGTTGCCTCATCGGAAGAATCTACGGAATGTCCTAGAAGTTTTAATAAGTTAACAACTTGTTTTGGTGAGTTAGGATTAAATTCCATTTCGCCAATCCTCTTACGTAACCTCAAAAGTCTGGCATCAGATTCAAATTTACTTTCTTTAGCTACCCGCAACATAGAATCCACATCAACTTTAAGTCCTGTAGCTTCACACATCATTGCAGGATAATTAGCAGGGAATTTCATTACATAATTATTGATAGCCCACTCAGGCATTTCATGAATCATAGCTAAAAATACGCAAGCTGTTGACCAAGTGTCTAAAGCATTGTATTGCCTATAGATATATTCATTATTTGTATCAGATAAGTCTTTCCAATACTTAACATCTCTTATAAAGAATGGCGCAAGAAATGCCAACTTCTTAGGTAGCTCTGAATAATAACAGTTAAATAAGTAGTTGGTGTCATATAGATAATTGGTAGGCTGTAAATCGTAAGCAAGGAGATAAGCATTGTCGTACCTTCCATTCTGGAAAATTTTTGGTTGTAGATAATTATTTATTTTCTTTGCTACCTCATACTTGTACATAGTATCCAATCTAAAGCTATAGCTTTTAGTTGTATATACTTTACCTTCTTCTTCCCAGAAAACTCCTGTATAAGCTATGTGTGTAATATGTGGTACAGGTTCTCTAGCTGTTTCAATGTCTATTGATATGAATGATGAATTAGATAAAGTCAATAACATTTCTTCACAATCTTTATCTTCTACGGATACCCAATTAAATTCTGGGCAAGGGAAAAATTTCTCAGGTTCTGCAAATTTACTTGCCATTCTACGGAATATAAATTCCCCATAAGTGCTAGAGTATAGCCTATCAGCAGGAAGCACTGCACAAAATTCCATGCCTTTGTAATTAAACATTGAACCCACATAGTTATCAATTGATAACTTTGAATTACCTTTAAATTCTTTTTTAATAAAAAATTCTAAGATAGCTAATGAAGAAAAAAGTACCTTTTCTACCCCCTTTGATTTTAAAACCTCATGTAGAATAGGCACATCAGGAACCTCTCTTGTAATAACTTTACAATTAAATCCAGCTAATGCTTGTTTTAACTTTGCTAGATATGAATTGTCTTTTTCGGTTCCAATATACATCATCATTATTATTCTCCCACTACCAATTAGTTACATCAATCTTTGGCCTGATACCTGTGAATATAGGTTCCCTAGGAAACCCATCTTTAGTGAATCCAAGGTGCTTAACTTTAACTAGGTAGTTATTCATTAGGTTATCAATCATTGTTACATAGGTTCTACGTTCTTCCGCAGTAAGCCCAGAACCTACTGAAAAGTATTTCTCTACTCCATTTATAACTATCTTACAATAGAAAGAACCAAGCAATGTTTTATCTGCTACCTTATTTTCCTGGTGGGAGCTACGCTTACTTAATCCTAACTCAGATATAAATTGTTCATTATGATTATGTTTTAAGTAATCAAACCCTAAAATTTGATACTCATGTTCATCATATGCCTTTATCTTACCTCCAGTAAATTTAGGCGCCCTCCCTTTTACGTAAAAGGAACTTGCAGATTTAATCATGTGGCCATCTGTGTTTAAGGTTTTAACAGCTAACGATTCGTAAGTATCTTTTTCCTTATCTAAGGTTCTAAATGGAATTACATCTATAGGAAGTCCCCACAACTTAGCTTTATCGACTATATAAAGGTCACGAAACCTTTCTGCATAAGTTTTAGTTAGTGGAGAAATAACATCAAATACAACAAACTTTAGGCCATCAATAGCGGCATCCTGGCTCATAACTATTGATATAGTTTTAGCTAGTCCTTCAGGATGAATAAACTCTCCATCTAATCCTTCCCAAGATTTAAATAAGTTCTGTATATTCTTATTTGGAATGGGTTTTAATGTAGAACTTAGAACTTTTCCACACTGTATTGATGCCCTCATGCCATCTAATTTAGGTTGTATAATGTACTCTATACGTGAAGGAGTTTTTAATATAGTGTTATTAAAATAATCTCTATCAATTAAATGATACTTAATGACTTTTATTGGAGTGCTCATTTAATAGCTCCTGTATTACCTGCCTAAAACTACTTCTTTCTAATAACTTATCTAAAGCTTTCTTAACTTCTACAACTGTTAAGTAACCTTCGTATACTTCCTCTTCCCCGTAAATGTGAATATCTGGATTATGTGGCCTATTTGTTGCATCTCCACCCACTAAATATAAGTCAACAGATATTTCTGTCATTATCTTTTCTTTATATAAAGCCTTATAATGCTCTATACCAAAATCCACAGCAAACTTCTTCCCAAGTATTTCCCCTGCCTCTACTATATACTTAGGTAACTGGTAATTAAAATCAATCATAGTTTCCTTCTTCTTATAAGAATAGGGTGTATCTATTTTAGATACACCCATAAGCTAATTAGGTAGCTAATGTAAGGGAATTTATTACACTATAACCAGCCTTAGTGACACTCATTGTAGCAAGCACATCAATACCTTCTGTATCTTCTGCGGATAGAGTTTTAACTAAATCTTTCAAAGGCATCTGAAGGGCTTCACAAATAGGTTTAAGTGCTTTAGCTAAAGCAATCAAGCCTTTATTGTTATCAGGCGTTGGGGCCATAAACAATAAATCCCTAGCAGGTGTACCAGGTTCAGGCATAACATCTGCGGGGTTGTTAGCTTCCAATACTTCGATAACTGTTAGTTTAACTAGCACAGCAGATTTCTTTACACCATCTTTTTCCCAAGACCTGAAACCAGTTTTAAGATTAAGTTTATAATGTCCAGGAGGCAAATCTTTAGGCTCTTCTGGAATAGCGTCCAAGTCAAAGTCGAAAAGGTCAAAGTCAATTTCTGGCATTTCATTAGTACTCATGGTAAATCCTATTTAATTAAAAGAGTTCATTGTGCTTTTGAGATTATTTAAGTATTAAATAATTATTTCATTTTACCTCCGGCTTTTAAGTTTTGCTTGTAATGCTGCTAATGCTGCTGATGCAACAGGTTTATCTTGTGCCTTAGTTGTAGCTTGAGTAATTGCAACAGGACTATCCTTTACTAAATCAAATACATTCTCTAGCGTAGGTTCAGCTAATTTCTCAATTAAAAATCCACTGCGATTACTTGCCGTGATACGTTCATTGTATGTAGGACTGCTAAAGTATTTTAGCTTATTAACAACTAGCTTTGCATAGATAATGGTATCAAAATGTTTTGCACAGTTACGGCTGAAATTAGTCGTGCCACAAATAGGTACTAATTTCTTAGTCCCATCTTCTAACACTGCTTCAATCTCATGTGTTATACATACAATCTTTTTATCTGTAGCTTGGATATATCCCAGAATATCTCCCATAATTTTGCCTTGCTTACGATACTCTGTATAGCCTGCCTTATCATCATCTTGTTTTTTAAGCATCTCAAGAGTTACATTCTCTCCAATATAGAACATAGAACTTTGAGCCAATTGTGTTAAGGTATCTATAACAACTACAGTATTTTCATCATTGCCATGGAAATGTACATCCTGCATGGGGCTGCCATCTTTAGCACATAGTAAACAATTCCATTTACCGTGCTTATAACATATCTTCCCTTTACTGCCTTTTAAATATGTTGAGATAGTTTCTACGGCGATTGGATAATCTGGCCTATCAGGAATTGGTATATGCTGTATCCTTGCTTTTTGTTCTTTAGGTAATCTTGCTAATGTCTTGGCACCAGAATCTAAATCAAAGTACACTACATTATATTTCTTAGCTAAGGTACCTGCTAATGTAGTCTTTCCTGTATTAGGTCCACCGTAAATAAGAACACGGTTATAAATTCCTAAATCATATATCTCAGAATCTAATGTAATTATTGTCATATATTAAACCTCTATTCCTTAGCTAAATTAAGTTGATTTTCAATTAAATCCTTAATATCAAAAGTGAATGTGTAACGCTCTAAATCTTTTTCTATCTCTGCAAGAATTTCTTCTGTTAAAGGCTTGATTAAAAGATTTAAATCTAAATCACAGTTATTATAGAAAGGACACCTGCGCCCAAATGATAAGCATGAATTTCCTCTCTTAGGAAAATAACCTGAACTTACTTTATTAACATCCGCCACCAGGTCTGTTAGATATTCTGCTTTCTTACTTAGTGATTTAGGGAAAACGAATGCATACCACTTTAACTGCTTTGATGCATATACAAGATATATCACATTATAGGATGCTTTGCTTTCTGATAACTTAGCAAGGTAATCTAATACTATACCATATCCTAAACCTTGAGAACTATTACTATAACTTGCTTCATCAATGAATGTATACCCAGAAGTTTTAACTTCTACGATAGCATAAACACCAGTTGTTTTATGCTTAACAATAGCATCAACTTTACCCCTATCCCAAGCATCACCTACCTTAACTTTAAATGGTAACTCGACTGCGGGCTTATCATTAAAGGTTGCTATCTCATATTTACTTAAATCATTTTGGGGATTTTTGTAAAATCCTTCAAAAGTTTGAATAGCTATTACTGCATAGAATAATGACTTACATTTCTTTTCATCTTCAATAGATAAATCAATATCCCAGTTTAAGAAAGTATTCCAGATAACTGTATCTAATGGAATACCTTGTAAGATTTCCTGAACTCCATTACCTACTGCATGGCCATAGGCAAAGGTAACATTCTTAGTTGTCTCAGCTTCTAAGTCTAAATAATCTTCATCAACAGAAACATTCTTACTACCTAATCTACTTAGTAGATATTTCCTCTCACAAGAATGTAATGTATTCCTTCCTGAATAAGAAAGTAATTTAAGTCTTGGGTCATCATAAGGATTTATTGGAATTATCTTACTGTTTGATACTATAGGAATTTCTTTTAATTCATCAGGTAAGTCATCAAAGAAATCTAAGTCATCCATGTTATTTCCTTCATTGTATAAATTGTTTCAGAGTTCATTAAAATCAATAGTAACTTTTTTAGATTTAGCGCTTTTATTTATTAACACAATGTTTGATAATTTTTTAATGGAAGTAACTATTGTATTTATTTCTTCCTCAGTTAAGAGAGTTACTGTTTCCTTATCACTCTTAAGAGTAGCTCTTATCTCTCTTAAGAGTGTAGCAATGTTAGGCATCTTATTTTCAAGTCTCTCACCTAACTCTGCAATCTTCATCTTAACTACTTCATGTTGTGATAACATTTTATTCTCCTTTATTTATTTGAGTTAATTGCCTGTAACGGTTTTCTGCTTTACGCATTAAATCATTAAAATGTTGTTGTAATACAATTTCCGTACTAGCGCTATTACTATTAACTGCCATATACCTAAGCCTAAGTGAGTTAAGAATTTCCATAGTCTTTACTAGAGCTTCTTCCTCTGTATCAAATAAATCTTCAGATTTTATGATGTATCCATTGTGACTATAGTGATTAAAATAAGCATCATAAATTAACTTAACTTTCCTAGGCAACTGCGCTTTTATAATTATATAATAAGTTGTCCATTTTTCTATTTTATCTCCATCATTCATTACCTATTCTCCTTGTAAACCTCTTCTATATATCCTCTTAGGAATAATTCCAATTCTAAAATCTTTTCTTTAGTATCAGCAATTTCTTTCTTTACTCCTTCTATAGCTTCTTCCCTAGTTTTAAATACATAATTCTTTTTATCACTACTAGATAAACTTGTCCCATCATGTCCTATAACAAAACCATTGTACCAATAGTACCCAAAATCCGCATCATGATGTACAGGAATTTTACATATAGGGCCAAGCTCTAATAAGGTGTAATAATTTGTCCACATTTCTGTGACAGAAGTTTTAGATTGGTATTCACTAAGCATTATACAGTAACTCCTTTAGGTAATCTTTTAATTCCAATAAACTTATTTTTAGTGCCTGTTCTTTCTAGGTAGAAATAATTATATAACCTTCTTATAAGTGTCTGCCTTGTATAATTTAAAGAACAGCCAGTTATAGAAGCTAATATGGTGTCACCTACCGTTATACCCATAGGTATTTCTTCTAAGATTCTTTTACATATATAAGCTGCGCGAGATTCTAAAACATTTTGAATACCTGGAGTGTCATACTTAGGTATATATTTGAACTCTGTATCACTAACTTTACATATACAAAAGCCTTGCTGCCGTGCTTTGTATATCATAGCCATTGTTACTTTCTTATTTGCATATCCCATAGTTTTCTGTATATCTTCTATTGTCTTAGGACCAGTATCTAAAAGATAATATCTAAGTACGGTGTATACATTATTCAAAGTGTCTTTCCTTGCAGAGTAAGCCTTATCTATCCCATTAGCTTTTGCGCCGCGAGACCTTAGCCTATCTAATTTCTGTATGATAATATCTAAAGCCATTACCATGTCCTTGCCTAATATTAAGTCATCCTTAGTTGAGGCATTAGCTAACATATGTAAAAAGCCGCGTTCTTTATTAGAGAATATATCCATATCTGCTCATATCAAATTTGTATTCAAGTTTAAGTGTAAGTTTATTGCTTCCAAAATCCATACTATATGTCAGTATTACTTTATAGTATGTATGTGATGGGTCAGTTCTGAATTGCTTATCCATCCACTTTTCTTTTCTAACAGCTTTGACTATTGTTTTATATTTATTCTTATTAGTAGATAGGATAGCTAAAGTTATTGTCTTATTCTTCTTTAGTTCCTCCCACACCTGGTAATAAACTCTCTGCTCTTTTCGCATTTAATATAGCCTCTACTTTTCTTGTAGTTTCAAATACATCTTCTAAAGTTATTTTCTTCAGTTCACTCAATTCCATATATTCGCTGCCGTAGTATACGGCAATTACATCAGGGGTTAATAGATACCTTATTAAATATCCTGCAAGATATTATCTAAGGGTAAGTAATATAAATCATCTACATCATCACAAATTTCTAATTCGCCATCTTTGTATTTAATAGTTACTTTACAATATGTAGACATTATTTATCTCATTTATCTAATTTATAAGTTAATTAAACCAACAACTTTTAGAGTATTTTTTAACTGCTCCAATCTTATGCCGAGTTGGAAAGGTAAAGAAAAGCATTTCTCACTTTCTAATTTATCATAAGCATCAATAACTTTTACTGTGCTTTCAATTAGGAGTGCTTGCTCTTCTTTGCTTATATGAAACAACCGCCAAAGTTCTGCACGAGAATAACCTGTAACAAAGTATGTATTTCTTAAATGAGTTCTTACTGTTTCAATACTTATATTAAGAGTCTTTGCTATCTTAGCATTAGATAAACCTTTGGAGGCATACTCTGCAATTTCGTACATTCTCTTAGTCATATTTTTGCAAGACATTTTATATCCCCAATAATGTTATATTAGTTATTGTAAACTCTTTACAATTAGGAGGTAATCTTTCTTGCAGTTCATTAACTAAAGCTAGGCAATTATTTTTATGTAACCAGGGAGATACAGTAACTTAGTTACTGTGTATACTATTCTTACCGTCATTGTCTATTAGCAGTACTGTAATAAAGTAAGTGTTCTTTGTCCTTAGGATGTATTCATGAAATAAGCGAATTAGTTTTGTCATCATTTTATATATCCTTTTATAATGCTTATAATCTCTTCTGCTGTTTGGCTTTTCATGTAAGCAAGTACATCTGAAGTGTAATAGTCAGCTTTTAAATTCTCTAAATCTTTAATTATATTTTCTAGTAATTCGTTATTATCATTAGTCTTAGTATTTTCTTCCTTAATAACCGGTTCCTGATAAATTTCCCAGTCATTAGCAGTTGAATCAGCTGTGTTAAGCATATAAGAGTATCCTTCATGACAAAGTATAGGGTCATTAACTAAACAACCGGAGTCTTTTGATTCCAAATTTTTATATAAATACTTACCTAAATACCAAGATTCCCGTTTTACTTTACTTCCTTCTAGGACAAGAGCTATAGCTTCCATAAAATTCATTTATTTTCTCCAATTCTTTATCTTATCTATGGCTTTCTTATTAAGTAATAATTTAAATTCCATATTTAAATTATTACTTAATCTTTTATCTCAACTTCTTTCTATAAATCCTCATAAGGAATATCGTAATTATCATTCATTTTAAGCTCATTCAATATAAATACTTAAATAATAAATGGTACGAGCAACAGGATTTGAACCTATAACCAAAGAATTATGAGTTCTCTGCTCTACCCTTGAGCTATACCCGCAATTTAATCTATACTTCTTTAGTATTGTTATCTACTAATTCTTTCCAATCTAAATGCTTCATTCTTCTCACGCCAACAATATCATTAACTTCTACTACTAAACCATAGCTATCTATATGTAAGTTCTTATCCTCAATAATAGTTTCTTTTGTGTATACATTGAAGAACCTAATTTTATTCGTAAAATTTATACCCGCAATTTAACTTATGGTGCTAAATAATCTGATTGAGATAATCTAGTGTAAAATTCTCCATCTCTTTCTAATAATCTAATAAAGTTAACTTTATTATCTACATTATCAGGTGTCCAAATAATTTGCTCATTTAATATATCTAAATAGAATTTTGCAATATCTTTTTCACAACAATAAACTGCTTGCCTGATACTTTTAAGTTCTAAATACTGTATCTTAAATCCTCTATTTATACACTCTTTAACTATTTTATCAAATCTATTTGCTAGATAATAGTATTTATTATAAAAGAAAGTAACATGTCCTGTACCCATTGTATAATTTTCAGGTATCTTTGTTACCTGTTTATTTAATACAAGTTTTCTGTAATAATATCTAACTAATAAATCTACAGTTCTGGGGAGTTCTCTGTATTCAGCAAGTAAATGTTTATCAGATAAATGGGAAGGGTGTATGATATTTATGCGTGTCATTTTAAGTGTTCCTTTATAAGATATTTATTCATGGCATTTATAAATAATAAGGGCTAGTTAGAATTAACTAACTAGCCCATAAGTTACTATTTTACTTTAAGAATAAAGGATTACAGTGCACTGTATGCCAATGTTTTGGTATCCAAAGCTTCAAGCAATGCATCAGACTTAGTGGAAAGTAATTCAACAACAGGGCTTGTTAGTTCGATCAGTGAACTGTTTTCAGCGTACACAGCCAAGTTAGCTTGGAACAATTCCAACTTATTTTTGTGTTCCTTAATTGGTGCAAACTTGTTCTTAAGAATAAGAACGTGTTGCGTAATAATTTCAGGAGTACGGCCAATAAGTTCAGGCATGATGCTGGCATAATCGTCCAAAAATGCATTCCAGATATCTTCACCAATTGCACGCCGTCCACGACCTTCACCAGGTGTGTTGTAATGCTCAACAAGACCTTGCACACTATCAAAAGCTTTGTGCTTAAATGTATCATTTGTTAGTTCTGCATTATCCTTGGCCAATTCGCGGGCTACGTCAAGAACGTAGTCATTTATAAGATTGGTAACAAAGGCACCAAAGGTTTCATCCTTGACCAATTCTACCAACTCAGGAGGGCTGGGCACTTCGACAACAAATTCAATATCAGCACGCTTAGTTACGCTGCCATCATCTTGTTTGCGCTCACGGAATTTCAATACTTGGGTTTGTTGCATTTTATTGCCTCACTATTTGATTAAAGGTTTGCATTTAAAACAACAGCAATTCGCTGCATGTGTATATATTCTCACGGGCACCTGAGAATGTCAAGCACTTTTTGAAAAATTTTTACAGCTATTTTAGCAGATTTACATCAAAGTCAAATTTCTTCAGGTTGC